GTTCAGCAAACGTCGCGGCAGGGTGTGCCGGTCCCAATTTGCTACGGCCGCACCTTGCTAGGGAGCGTGGTGGTTTCCGCCGGTGTTGATACGGTGCAGGTCGGCTGATGGCATCCATTCGCGGCAGTCTCGGCGGGCGGCAGCGGCAACCCCGCAAGCCACGCACAGCGCCGGATACGCTGCACAGCAAGCAGTACGCGCAGCTGGTTGATCTGCTGTCTGAAGGTGAGATTGGCGGCTTGGTCAACGGTGCGCAGTCGATCTTCCTTGATAACACACCGCTGCAGAATGCTGACGGCTCCTACAACTTCCAGGATGTCATCTACCAAGAACGCACCGGCACGCAGATCCAGTCCGCTGTTGCAATTTACGGCGACGCCGGCAATGCCGAAGATGAGCGCCCCGTCAACGCTGAGGTAACACAGGCCGGTGGTGCCATCATTCGCACGATTACGGATACAACAGTTGACGCGGTACGAATCACGATCACTGTTCCACAGATTTACATCATCACTGACAAAGGAGACGTAGGCGCAGAAGATGCACACGTCGTCATCGACAGGCGTTACACCGGCGGCGGCTGGGTGCAGCAATACAGCGACACCAACGGCGGACTGATTCGCGGCCGGTCTAATGATGCGTACCAGCGTGATTTTATCGTTCCGATCGCTGGCGGTACGTTTCCGGTTGACATCCGCGTATCCCGTGGCAACGCAGACAGCACCAGTGATAGAAAGGTTAACGACTTCATCTGGTCAAGTTACACCGAGATCACCTACGCGAAGTTCAGATACCCGAATAGCGCATATATCGCACTGCGTTGCAATGCGGAGATATTTTCTAACATTCCGCAACGGTCGTATCTGATCAACGGCATCAAGGTTGCTATCCCGAGTAATGCAACTGTTGATGCAACCACTGGTCGGTTAGTCTATGCCGGCGTATGGAATGGTCTATTCGGTGCAGCGCAATGGACGACCGATCCAGCCTGGATCTTATGGGATCTTCTGACAAGCACTAGATACGGATTCGGCGATCACATCCAAGCCGCCGACCTAGATAAGTGGGCATTTTATGCCTGTTCGGTTTATAGCTCAGCGCTTGTGTCTGATGGCCGTGGTGGCCTTGAGCCGCGCTTCTCTTGCAACGTCAACATCCAAACCGCCGAAGATGCCTATAAGCTGATCGGTGATATGTGTTCAGTGTTCCGCGCTATGCCCTACTGGGGCGCTGGTGCGCTGACCGTATCGCAAGATGCACCAGCTGATCCGACATACCTGTTTACGCCCGCCAACGTCAAGGACGGCATCTTCAATTACACCGGCAGCAGCCTGAAGAATCGCCCGACGGTTGCGATCGTCAGCTACATGGATCTCACCCTGCGTGACATCACAAAGGAAGTGGTTGAAGATCAGGCACTGATCGCAAAGTACGGCGTCACCACCACCGAGATCAGCGCCTTTGCCTGTACGTCACGATCACAGGCGCATCGGCTCGGGCGCTGGATGCTCTATTCAGAATGGAACGAATCTGAAGTGGTGGCGTTTACCGTCGGCATCGAAGCCAGCGTGGTGGTACGCCCTGGGCAGATCATCAGCATTGCCGATCCGGTACGGGCCGGCGCTCGCCGTGGTGGCCGCATCACTACCGCCACTACCACTGCCATCACCGCTGATGACACCACCGGCATCGCCTATACAGCCGGTGCGACGCTTAGCGTGATCCTGCCCACGGGCGTAGCGCAGACTCGGACGGTTATCAGTATTGCCGGCAAAGTGTTCAACGTCTCGCCGGCATTCACCGTAGCGCCTAACGCTAACAGCGTCTGGGTGTATGAAACGACAACGATTCAGTCCCAGCTGTTCCGCGTGCTTGGCATCGAAGAGCAAGACGGCATCGAGTACAACATCACAGCGCTAGAGCATAATCCAAGCAAATACGCCTATATCGAAAGCGGTTTAGCGCTGGTCGATCGTGACATCACCGACCTAAACGAGATCCCAGATGCACCGGCCAACCTATCAGCGCAGGAAGTGCTGTACGAAGGCGCAGGTGGCGTCAAGTCGAAAATAATCGTGAGCTGGGTAGCGGTGCAGTATGCCAGCCAGTACACCGTCCGATGGCGCGTCGATAACCGCAACTGGATCACCAGCACGCAGGCTGAAGGTGACTACGAAATACTCGACAACATCGTTGGCACGTATGAAATTGAGGTTTACAGCTTAAACGCAGCCTTGATTCCATCCGCGCTGCCGGCATCGTTGACGTTTAGCGCCTTCGGCAAGACTGCACCACCAACCAGCGTATCCGGCCTGTCACTGGTCGCGATCGACAGTGCAAGCGCCATCCTGAGCTGGGATCGTGCGCCAGACCTTGATGTGCTGGTTGGCGGCAAGGTGCTGATCAGGCATAACCAAGCGCTCAGCGGCGCTGTGTGGGATGCGTCGCAAGAGATCGTGGCCGCTGCAGCTGGGTCGCAGACGCAGAAGCTGGTGCCGCTGCTGGAGGGAACCTATCTGGTCAAGTTTGAGGATGACACTGGCAACCGCAGTCTGACGCCCACGTTGGTGCTGGCCGATCTGCCCACACCACAGCCGCGATTGTTGGTGCAGACCTACGCGGAAGACCTTGAGGCGCCGCCGTTCTCGGGCAACTACAACGACATGACCTATCAATCAGGCTATGGCGGCATCACGCTTGCGATCGGTGATCCGACACCTGTCGATAGCTTGGCGACGGACGGCAACTGGGATGCCTTGACATCCATTGACGGCGCAGGTGGTGTTGTGCCAGCGGGCTCTTATGAGTTCGGCAGCAGCTGGGACATGGGCGCCGTGTTCGATGTGAACCTTCAGCGCCGGCTGGCGGCATTCCCATACCTGCCAAATGGCTTGTGGGATTCGCGGCTAGGGCTGGTGGACGATTGGCCGGCGATCGATGAAACCGACTTGGATCAGACCGATGCACGAGTGTATGTGCGCAGCACCAACAGTGACCCATACGGCACGCCGACCTGGAGCGACTGGCGGGAGTTCGCTAATGCGATCGTGCGCGGTCGTGGCTTCCAGTTCAAACTGCAAGCCACCACCACCAACCCAGACATCAACCTGATCGTAAACGAACTGGGCGCGGTGCTGGAGCTGCAGCAACGCACCGAGCAGTCCGCTGTGCTCACCAGCGGCGCTGCATCGTATGGCGTGTTGTTCGCTGATGCGTTCTACCAGACGCCAGCCGTTGGCATCACAGCGATGAACATGCAAACCGGCGACTACTACGCGATCACAGCAACAACGCGGCAGGGCTTTACGATAGTGTTTAGAGACTCTGCCGGTGTTGCCGTGAGCCGCCAGTTCACCTATTCAGCCGTTGGCTACGGCAAGGAGATTTGATCAATGTCTCAGCACGACTACAACATTGCCAACCAATCCGGGAGTGGATTCCGTAGCGATCTAAACAGCGCACTGAGCGCCATTGCAACGCAGAATAGCGGCTCAACAGCACCCAGCACCACGTACCCATACCAGCCTTGGGCGGATAGCACTAGCGGGCTCTTGTATCGCCGCAACTCCGCTAACTCAGGCTGGATTCTGGATTTAGCATTAAGTGGCACGCATTTATACACTTACTACCTAACGCAAAGGGTTGATAATGACTTTTTGGCTCTAGTTGGTGGCTATACCGGCGGCGCCAATATCGAGCTGAATGGACCCAGCTCAGCATCAGCCAGTAACGCTTTCTTCGATGCTGCCGCGCATTACTTCCGTAGCGTTGATGGCGCAACGCGATACGCCACTTTAGACAGCAACGGCCTTATAGTCGGCGCACTGAGCACTGCCGATGCTCAGGTCAACATTGGCGCAGGTGCCACAGGTAACCGCTACGCCTATCTCGATCTGATCGGTGATACCACATACAGCGACTACGGCTTGCGGATTATCCGCAACAACACGGGGCCGAATACAACCAGCGAAATACTGCACCGCGGCACCGGCTACTTTACCATCAATGCTCAAGATGGTGGTAACATTGCCCTGCAGACAGGCGGTGCAACCAGGCTTGACATCAACGGCACCACCGGCCTAGTTACCGCTCTCAACGGCCTGTCAGGTGCGGTGACGCGCACGGCGGCTGTAAGCACTACATCTGGCACCAGTGTTAGCTTTACATCCCTGCCGTCGTGGGTGAAACGTATCTCATTACATCTTACGGGTGTTAGCCTAAGCGGTGGCGATAGCCTTCTTGTGCGGCTTAGTACAGGCGGCACCTTTGCCACTACTGGCTACGACACAGCATCATT